CAACTAATTCATTCGGCAGTAGACTCTTCGGCATTTCAGAAAAGCCAAAATCTTTCCCGCCTATTTATTTTATATCCATCTAGAGTTGGAGATGATTTTGGATATAGGGCGGGCTTAAACGAAAATACACCACAAGATGAATGCCCATTAGTCCCCTTTGATTACAAATCAAGAGCATTAGACGCTTCACCTGCTCAAATAGGCACATTTGCAGGTCCAACTGATGGACAAGACGATTATAGAGGGGTAACGGGGGTATTGGAAACTTTTGGAACTTCGATAACTCCAGGCCAACCTTTTATATCTTTTAACCTCTCATTCACACAATCCTTTGTATTTACAGGCTGATTACCATGACATATACAGTATTTTCCAAAGATAGGAAGTCATTACAGTTTCCTGTAATGTGCGATGGTTTTATTACAATTCCTAGATTTGAGGCTAATACTCCCAATCAAGAAATTGGTCTATGGTCACATTCTGGTGGATTTTCTTTTGAGGCAGTTTTAACACCATATGATGTTAATGGAAATCCAGATGGATTTTCCGCTACTCAGAAATCTCTTTCAAGGGGAACAAAGGGAGATGCCTATATTTTAGATGGTAATAGAAAGGATGTTAAAATGAGAGTTTTTCATAATGATAACTTCTTTATCGAACTAGTAAATACAGAATCGGAAACATCTCCCAGTACCCCTGCTAAATATTCTATTAGAGTTACACTAAAAATAGGTTCAACGACAACAACGTTAGAATCTTCTACTGTAATTAACCCCACTGATATTGATGATTCTTCTTTATCCCCAACAGATTATCTTTATAGTAATCATGGGGCTTTTGCTAAAAAATCTTCTAGAACTGTTCTTTCTAGCGATGATTCAGCCGCTAATAATACAATTACATTAAGTGGTGCGCCAGAATTTGGTGTTGGATATACGTTGTATAGAGATAATGGGGCTTTAATAGGAGGAATTAATCAAGTAAGTAGTAGCACGGTTACTCTTATTGGACAGGCTTTAACTACCGATAATACACCCGCAAATGGTTCGCATATTTATTATTCTTTACCAAAAGAACCATTATATGTAAATACACCACACCATATAGCCTTTAATTATACGCCTGATGGTCTAATGCAAATTTTTTATAACGGTGAATTAGTAGGTTCTGGAACTCATGGTGTAGGGGGTAATTTTTCTTTCGATGCATCAGATTGTTTTATTGGGCAAAATAAAAACGGGTCTAGTTTTACTGTTAGAAGATTAAGTCAATTTATGGGTGAAATACATGAGTTGTCTATTATGGGTATTAGTAAAACACAGTTTAAAAGCACCAATACTCTATACCCACTTTTTAAAGACACATTATTGTATATAGATTTTGAGGAGGCAAATTTAGATGGCTGATGATTTGTTTGTTTTAAATGAGGGAGAAAACATTCCCACAGATTTTACTGCCACTCCAAGTGCAGGAACATTTAATATTAAAACTAGTGTAAATCCTAGAGCAGTTAGTATAAACGTTTCTAGTTCTACTACATTGGGAATTAATTGTTATGAGATACATTCAGACGATACTTCTACTATGGGAAGTGGGACAGTATCTGGTAGTAAGTTAAATAGACTTTTTCCTGAAAGTACCACAGTTGCCGATTATGCTGATAATATAATCGAAAATCCAGGTTACAGAGTTACAATTGATACTGGTTTAGCGGGTGTAGATTTAGAAGATACTAGAGATTACTTTATTGTTATTTATGCTGATAATGTAAAGAAACATCACGTTGCTAAAATTACAGAACAGACTACATATGATGGCACTAATAAACATTTTGAATTTAGTCCTAGATTAAAAGAAAATATTACTGTTGGAACTAAAGTAGCAATTTATCAAGGACCACTAAAAACAGATAATGTAGTTGCAGTTGGGTATGGGTTATTAAATGACACTGCTACTAGCGAAGAAAGACATGATAAATATGTAGACATTAGTAGACCTACATTTTATTTCTACGAGGGGGATAAATTAGACCATGACCGTAAATATACATTACTAAAAGTATCTACTAATTTTTCAGGCACTAAAAAATCTGTTTTTAAAACTGCCCCATTATCATCAGATATGATTATTGACAAAAGTTTCTTTACCCATCATGGAGATTTGACGGATAATAATAGAGCAAATGATAACTTATCTACACCTAGAGAAATAAATGCCTATAACTCACAGGGTTCTACTTACACATTTGATAGAACAACGTGGGCTGGTTCATCTAAAAATATCTATGATTCCGATGGCGGTTTATCCACATATATTACCTTCATAGATTCTCCAGTAAAAAATCAAATTCATTCTTCTCCATATTATATTAATGTAAATAAAACTGTAACAAATAAAGGTAATATGGCTACTGTTAAATTTTTTGATGTTGAAAAAATCTTAGATAAAAAAATTAATACATATGAAAGATTTAAGGTTAAGCAATTTATTACAGAAAAAAAATTAGACCGAATTGCTTCTAGTGCATTACCTGGAAATTGCACTAACACTACATCTAACACATTTACTGTATCAGGTTTAGTTGCAGGGGAAGATTGGAGAAAGGTATTGTTTGACGGAAGTAGTGCATATGAACCTATATTTATTGAAAATTACTATTACGTTATTTCTAATATTACTGCACCTGCTAATGGGGAACAGGTAGTTACTATTACCCACAAAAGATTACTAACTGCAAATGCGTTTAGTTCTGGCACTTTAGAAACATTTAGTGCGAAAAAAGCATTTAGAAAAACATGGTCGCCCGTATCTCAAACATTTTTGGCCGACCATCAAATTGACACTCAAATAGATTTTGTAAATGCAATAACTAGAAATGGTATTACTGTAACTGCTTCTGACTCAGATGTAAATGGTATCGAGTATATTTTAGAAGATTCTAAGGACAGCGTTATTCTAGAAGTAGATAAAGGTGATAAAGATACGGGATATACAAAAATTATCTCTAGACCTACTTCAAACTTTTTTAGTGGTAAATTCTTAACTGATTCTATTACGGGAAAATTAATTGTAAATAATCCTATTTTTGATGGGTTTGTTGAAACTAAAAAAGCCGATGTTAAACAATCATTTAAATACGAGATTGTAGGCCGAGATTCAATTAGTAAATTACTAAATACTTCTTTAGATAAAAATTATGTTCATAGTGAGGAAATGGTCTACACTACATTTAATCCAATAGTGGGTGATGTGGATAATACAAATGAATTTTCTTATGTAACTTTAATAATAAGCGGTATTAGTGGTAAAGAAATAACAACTGCACAAGACCCGACAGGAAGACTTACTACGGGTGATGTAATCGGATTAGATTTAAATGACGATAGATATGTAATTTTAGGTGTGGTTGATTCGGTTTCTAGTGGTCCCAATAAAATAACATTAATGAAAGATAGTTACATTACTGATTTAACAAATATAGGAACAAGCACATTAAATAGTAACAGAATATATAGAATAAGAAAATCTATAATACCTCATAAAAATCTTGAAACAACACCTAGAATTAATAATAGAGCGACAAGCATAGCAGGAACTTTGGACAAAGGTATTGTTTTTGGAAGCGGAAAAACTTTTTCTGGTTTCCCTTTAACCTTTGGAGAACCTAAGGCTTTTGCTTTTTCGGGAACTGTAAGTTCTAGCAATATTGTTTTAGACAATTTACATGAGGCACAGAGATTAAATGTAGGCGATTTTATAATTTCTTCGATTTATCCTTTTGGGACTAAAATTAGCACAATATCTTATGATACAATTGTTCCCTCAAATTCTCCCTTTATAACAGGTTCAACGACGATTGTATTTTCTACTTCTATTAAAAACGGCTTTGACATAGATGATTTCATAACACCTATTGTTAATAGTGATGGTGAATATCTAGATTTTCCACTAGGTTTTAAAACAGGTTTAAACATCCCTGCCTCTACTCCAGATATGGAAATTATTTCCAGTGAACAAACAGGCGAAGGTAGTGTGTTGTATGAATTGGGTTATGTTTCCCCAATTGTTTTAGGTATGGTTGCAAAAAATGACAATGATAAATTTATTAGCGGTAGTAACGAAGATAAAACTCACGCCATTAGGCTAATTAATGGACAGGGGCTTCCTGATGGTGGATTTTTACATTTGTTAAGTAGTTATACTAATTCCGATTATAGCCCTAAGACTTTCAATAATATTTTTTCAGATGACCCAGGATTTGTTTCTACTGTGAAATCTCAATATGCTCTTAGATATACCCAACCTATTTTTAGATATTCTTCAAAGAACAAAATCAACGCACCCCTTTTACAACCCTATACAAATAAATACGTTAAAATAAATGAAAATAGGGGTGGCAGTGGTCCATCAGTATTGTATGATAGAAATGATTATTATGAAAAAACCAATAACTTTAACTTTTATTTATCTTCATATAAAACAAATAGGAAAGAAATAGACTACGATAAAGATAATTCTGATTTTTGGCTAAAGGGTTATCCCAAAGAACAGACAGCCATATATCCCGCACTTGGTTCTAGATTTTTTGATATAAATAGAGTGCCAACTTGGTATTATAATAGCGATGATTTTTATGGTAACAGATTTACCACAAATAACGATTTTGAGGCTTTGAGATTTTATGTTGGGCAAATGGAATTGCATGACCCTAGTGCTTTATCTATGCATTTATTTTCATTAGGTGACGTATATCCAGAAAGTAAATTAAGTTCTAATAATATATTTAAAACGGATAGAGATGTTAATGACTATTCAATTATGTTTAAGAAAAAGAAAATCACTAATTCCGAAACGTCTTCCACAGGATATACTCACTTTAATGACTTACACATGCCTACTAATATACAAGTTTCAAGTAGATTGGATGACGAGTATCATACAGAACCAATAAGTTCTTCTAGCGGTGAGCAGATTAGATTTAACCTAATGAGATTAACAGACGTTACATTCGATATATTATTTAACGAAATAGATTATGAAAACTATAAAGTTAATGATATGGGAACTGAAATTTCTAAAGGTTTTACTTCTACTACACAACCTGGAGTTAGACCTCAATTATTATTAAAATCTTTTCCACAAGCAGGTCTACACAATGTAGATGTAAAGGTAACTAGCGCACATTCGGATTCTGATAAATTAAATGTAACTACAACGCATTGGTATAATTCAGATTATGAATATTATATTTATGCATATCTAAACAATTTATCTTATCCTACCTTTGTTGGACGTATAAATACAGCGACTTCTAATATAATAACTTTTCATAGCGGTCTTCCTAGCGGTGCTAATGTTACAGATGTAGTTCTATATGTTAGGTCAATAGGAATTGATAGTGGCACTTCAGAATATTTTGAAAATAATAAAATGCTATTAACAAAAGAAGGAACGATACCTTATTTACCAGAAACATCAGACGTGAACCCGCATAACTATAATAAGACGGCATTTTTTACTAATACTGATGATTTTACTGACGCATCTACAAATGTTTTTAATAGCGCATTAAGTGTAACTAATAATTCCGCAATTATCAGAACACCCATTTTTGTAAATAGTAGAGCAGGATTTACCAACGGAGTTGTAAGCACTACGGAAAACAGCGATTTAGCAACAGTTACAACAGCACCAAATTTTCACCTTTCTGTAAGTGTAACTACTTCTGGTGATACTATTACTTTGCAAGATTCAAATTCTAAATTGACTCACTTTTTAGATTTATTTCAAAGTAATAAAATAATGTTCACATCTAGTAGTGCTAATGTTGATGCCTTATTTGGTTCTACGTCTGCTACTGCTAGAGTTACTGAAATAGGGTCGGCTAATCAGTGGCAATTAACTAGCGGTTCACATAGCACTTCTAATTTTCAAACAGGAATGAGATTTATTATTAATAGCACTACTTATACCGTAACAAGGATTATAGATGCGTCAAATTTTGAGGCTAGTCCTGCTCATGGTGGTGGTGGTGGTCCAAGTAACGTTACTCTTCCTTCTTCCGCTAACGGTAGTATTGATTCCACGGAACTATTTATCGCAATAACAGGATTTACCCACGACACTACTCAAAATAGAAATTATAGAATAGCATCATATACGGATACTACTCTTACCTTAAAAGATATGGCAGGAAACGCTGCGGCTCTCGGAACTGCTAGTGCAGTTACCATTGCAATTAAAGGTATTGACGCTTCTAGTTTAGCAGTAGGATATACGGGCGGAACTACTTATGGTGCTGCTTGTGTAGAAACAGTAAATGGTGCTACTGAACCCATTAATAGATTTAATATTATTAATACCATAATTCCTCACAGGGCTTGGTATGATACTGAAACAAAGTTGGACTTTGGAAGCATGGACACGGTGGCTGTTAAGTTTAATAATATAATAGAATTAGGTTCAGAATTTGCACCTCTTAGTGAAGAAGTAAGAGAAACAGTAGGTGCTATTTGTGATGATGAATTTGCAGGAACGACTCTTAGTGAAATATCTTTTAGTCAATCGGGAACACAAAGATGGAATAGAGCGCAACGGATAAATTATACTGCTACTGAGGGTTTGCTAAATACTAATTATAGGAATGGTGCTACTGCTACCAAAGAAAGAATATACGGTGCTGAAATATTGTTTAGACCTTATATTAAATATAATTCTTCTACAATGCATGTTACAGATACATTGGAAGAAAGTGGTGAGGAAACGTTATTTTTTGAAATTTATAATAACGTAGACTATGAACATGCTTCTAATCAAAACACATGGTTAAATTATTGCAACAATTTGACAGGCTATTACTTCTATAACGAAAACGATTCTACTCTACACAAGGTTATTTCGCATGAAATTAATAGAACTAATAGCACAGTGTTTAGACATTTATTAAAATTAGATAATATGAGTAGTGTTACTAACAACGACATATTAAGGCTCATGAGAATTAACCAAGTCTGTATGTACGATTTTACACCAAAAAGAATAGTATTAAATGAACCAAAACCAGAATATACTAAAATTCCAGGTCAAGTAAAAACACACGATATTATATATGACGCTACTAGAATGTCATCAGAAAACGATGGTTCAAATATGTTTTTAGATACAACAAACAATACAAAGGGGGTTCTTTCGATGTATGTTTTGATAGACCCTGATGGAACAAATGCCAATACATATTTAGAAACAAGAACAAGTGCTAGAGCAACTTCATATTCTCAAATATCAGATACGGGCAAAAGAGTATATGTTACAGACGGTGTTAATAACTTTTCAACAACTTTAACAAAAAAGGATTCATCATTAGAATTTGAGCAAATTAAAAAGGTTTTAGGAACACCTTCTGTTGGAACTATATTTACCGTAAAGGTAAATCGTTCTCCTAATTTCAGACCAGAAACAGCCACAATAGGGGCTTCTTTTAAAATTGTTGATGAGATAGAAGCGGTAATTAATGACGCATTTGAAATTAATGATATTTCTTATACTCAGGACACAGCAGATGACAAGTATTATGGGGCATTTAATTTTACAGGGCAATCATTATATTCAGCCGCTAACAATCTTTTATCTTACAAGAATAAAGAAATATTAGTGGATGGAGAAGAGATTAAGATTGTAGATAAAGAGGATGAGAAAAAATATAGAAATATTGTGTTATCTTCTAAAAACTCAGACTTTCAGATTACTTCCATTAATAATGACGTTTCCCTATTGGATAACTTTGACGAAGTAATTGTTATTGGCGATGGAGTTAGAGGCATTGCTAGAAATCCAATTAGCACCACAGATGCCAACAGAACAATCAAAACAAAAGAGATATATGACTATTCAATTTTAGACCAACGACAAGCCGACCTCAAGGCAATACAATATCTTGATGTGTTTAATACAGCCAATACATCAATTGAAATTGAAGTGGCGGATAACGTGCCATTCCTAAAACCTGGACATATTATTGAATTAGAGTTTGAGGAACAGAATATCCCAAGAGGTGATTACTTAGTTATCGAAACTGAAAAGGAATTTGGCCGTCCTACTAAATTTATCCTATCCGAATATTCAAAAGATTTGGCAGGAACATTCTCTTTACTATTGGGTGAGATTAGAAATCTACAAGGGTTTACAAGGCAAAAGGTTTATACATCCACAACTATCCCTAGAATCAAGAGGGATAAGGTCAATATCAAATTTGTTAAATCTACGGCCACGCTAACCTCAAGTATTACTACAACAAGCACAATAGGATTTGGTTACACAATAGGATTTGATTCGGAGGTAGGAGTATGATTACAAGAGAAGGAAGAGTAAAGATTAAAGATTTAGTTATCACTAATTTTAATAAATTTAGAGTAGGTTCTGGTGGAGATTCTACAAATCCCAATGCGGGAGATTTAGATGCCCCATTAGGAAGTCTTACTAGCGTAACAGGAACATCGGTAGGACAAACTACAATTGAATATAATTTCACAATTAGGGGTAGTGACTTTTTAGGACAAACAATTAAAGAAGTAGGAATATTTGATTCAGGGGGAACGGAGATGTTAATTAGGGCAAACTATGATGGCTTCGGTCCTCTTTCAGCGACAGATGAAATAAATTTTATTATTACAATAGAGGTAGATTAATATGGTAGCAAATCAGGGAAAAATAACAACACTAGCGGTAGATGGTTCAGTAAATAAAGGACTTGTAGATGGAACAGATAACTTACATTCTGGTATTATTAAAGTATTAGAATCGTTTGCACAAGGAGATATGTGCATTAGTCATGCAGGATTTACAATTACAGATGGGGGAGATTATACCCAATATAATCTAGCCCAACCTATTAAGTTTTACAAAAAGGGGGAGTTTGTTAATCATACAGTTACACTTACAGAAGCATATACAGCCACCGTTCAAAATGCAACTCACAGTAGATATGATTGGGTATTAATAAATCCCGCTACTCCAGAACTTGTAATTGTTCAAGGAACTGCGGCTACAACTCCTTTAGTTTCAGATATTACGGCAGGTTATATTCCAATCGCGCTAGTGCATATTACCGCAGGAAATGATGACGATAAATTTGATTATACGTTTCAAACTTACACTATGAATGTAGCAAAAAATTCTTTATCAATCGGTTATGACAGTAGTGGATATACTGAGGCTATGTCCATAGTTGCTACTGCTGATAGAACCACGTTTAAAAATAAAGTGGCAAATGCAGATATTAGATTTATTTTGGCCGATAATACTGCTGATGAAAAGTTTGAAATTTTATCAGATGATGACTCAGATGGTGATGAAGGAGATACTACTGTATTTTCAGTAGATGGATTAGGTGCTACAACAGTTGCAGGAACTTTGAATCTAGGAAGTGTAGTTAATGCTGCAACAGATACAGATAAGTTCTTAGTGTTAGATAGTGGCGGAAATGTAGATTTTAGAACAGGAACAGAAGTAGCAAGCGACATTGGAGCAGGAACAGTTTCAGCATTAAATGATTTATCTGATGTATCATATTCAAGTGGAGACTTAACTATTGCAAGTTTAGACAAGGTTGTTTTCGCTAATGGCGGGAATGCTGAATTAAGCGTGGCTACAACAGGTTCGGGAACTGATGGAAGAGATTTAACCATAGCCGCAGGTTCAGCCCCTACTGGTTCGGCTGACCAAAATGGTGGTGATTTAATTCTTAGTTCGGGCGGTGGCGATGGAACAGGAACTTCTGCAATTACGTTTAATACAAAAATTAGTGGGACTGATGCAGTAGCGGAAAGAATGAGAATTCATACTGATGGTAATGTCGGTATAGGAACAAATGCCCCTACTGAACTATTGCATCTTAGTGATGCTGATGGAACAGAACCAACCATTCTTATTGATAATACGGGAACAAGTGGAAGTGAACCTGAATTAGTATTTTTAAGAAGCACAGGGACAGGTTCAGATTCAAGAGATATTGGGAATATAAAATTCAAAGCAAAAGATACTGCGGGTAATGACCACACATTTGTTGAGTTATTTGTAGACCAAGAAGACGCAGATACAGGAACAGAAGATGGACGGCTTATTATTAATACAACAAAAGGAGGAACAGACTCTAGGGAAATGTTAAGAATAAGTGGCGGTAGTGGGATTATTTTTAACAATAGCGCATTAGATGTAGATTTTAAAGTAAAGGGAGATGGCGATGGAAACCTTATTTCTACTGATGCAGCAAATGATAAAGTTGGAATTGGAACAGGTACTCCAAACCAAAAACTTACAGTAAGTGGTTCTATGGGTGCTTCTGGTTTTGTAGGCGCAGTAGTGGAAGTTACAGGTTCCCCTGCTTCCCCTATTTTAAATATTAGCCCTGAAAGTCATAGAACAATTATTGCCGATACTCAAACATTTGACCCTGCTGGGCCTTCTGGTGGCCCTTTAGCATTAACTTTACCTGCTGCTAGTGGAACGCATGTAGGTTTTGAATTTAGAATAATTGCTAAAAATAGTGCGGCTGCTGCTGATGCTTTAACATTAAACGTTACGGGTTCTGATGTAATTATTGATGCTACTGGTGCTACTATCGGTAATTCCTCAACTGCATTTACTTTAACCACAGGAAAAATATACACTGTAATACATATCAGTTCTTCTCAGTATATGGCAATTATTCTCAATTGATATTAAACCTTAAATAGTCGAATGGGGGAGTCTTATATATGGATGATTTGGATGAGGTTCTAAATCGAGATACTGATGGCAAGATTAATTGGTTAGTTTCTAACTTCAATGAATTGCATCAATCGGTTGAAACAATCAAAAACAATCATCTTTACCATATCGAAAAGGACATAAGTTTATTAAAGAAGACTGTTCTTTCAATAGTGTTGGTAGGTATTACTGCATTGACGGGGGTTAATCTACTATGACTTGGGAAGCAATTCTAAAAGCAAAAATGTTAATGGCAAATCAAAGGCGTAGGATTATGGAATATATGAGTCAGAACAATAATAATCCGATGAGCGCACGTCAAATTATTGACGCAGTGGGGAGTGAGTTTAGGTTTTTTCCAACTGAGATAAAATTAGATTTTATATTGAAGAAGGATGCGGAAGACCCCAATGGAGATTTTGAAATTAGTTATAGAGATTTTATGAGAAAACCTAACGGTAATTTATACAGACTATATAGTGTGAGGGAAAAAAATGAATAAAAGTTTTAATGATAGAATGATGTTGCTAATTGGTGTGCCTATTGTATTGTCATGGGTGGCCTTTGCTTGTCTTGTTATCTATTCAGGATTACAAGATGATAAAGTTATTAATGATATTGACGGATATGCCACTCTATTGGCTATTATCGGTGGACCTGCTCTCCTTATTGTGACTTCTATGCTTGAATTGTGGAAGTCCGAACAACAAGGTGAAATTAATCTACATCCAGATTTGGTGATGCAAAACCAAAACATCGCTAACCTACGGGCTGAACATGACCGTATAATGGCATTAAAAGAACTTGAGCATCGCAACTTAATGGACGCAGAAGAAAGAAGAGTTAATTTGGGAATTATGACAGGACCAGAAAAAGAATTATTGGAGGATGAATAAAATGACGTGGGAAAATATTCTAAAGAAAGACGCTAAAGAATTGGAAAAAATTGCAAAAGAATTAGATAAAGCAGTTGAAATGCACAAAAGTCAAGCCGAAAGAATTAGAAAAATCATTAAAGAAATGGAGGATGAATGAAATGAAATGGAAAGAATATATAACAAAACAAGATGATATATCAGATAGTAAGGAATATATGATAGATGAAATAGAAGAAAGAATTAGCAGAATTACGTCAAGTTTAGACACTTCTGTAAGCAAAGAAACTTTGCTTAAACTTATGATTGCTATTGAAAAAGCAGAAGAAATTATAATGAATTACCGATAAATTTAGGTGATTAAATGGATTGGCGCACTATCCTTAAATTTGACGAAAATTTGTATAGACATACAAATGACGAAACTAAGGAGAAGCACCGTAAGATTCTAGAATTTATTGGCAAGCAACCTAAGGGTAAAAACTTGGGTAATAAGATTAAGGACTTTGTAGAAACGGGAGAACTAGATGAATCTCTTTCGCCAATAGATTTACCTAGAAATAATATTACACCAAAAACAAGAGAGTTTTATGATAACATTAAAGGGACAATATTATCTAGTTATATCACAGATAAAAGAACGAATAATGAAAGTAGATTCAGAATTGTCAGAAAAAGAGTTGGTGATGCTGTTAATGCGGCCATAATGATATTAAATTTTAAACATAGAACAGAAGTTCCTGCCGACCAACATGATGATTTAAAAACCGCTATCAGTAGATTGATTAGATATTATTATTATGAAGTAGTTCCTAATTATGCGGGCGAATTTATAGATAATTTAAACATTGGGGAAGAAGGGGAACTTAGAAATGAAAATGCGTATGACGAATTTATAACAAGAGAATTGTTTGAAAAATTCGATAAAACAGAATTTATGGATATAATTGAGGATTGTGTGCATTCTGTATTAATGGTAGGATTCTTGCACGGCTATCCTAATAGGGCTTTTAACACAATGATGAGAGGCCGTAGATTTACAAGAAGGTGATTTCATAATTGAAGTTTGTGTCACTTCTTTTAATGAAACTATGTGTTTTACAGGCAAAAGTTTTTTTATGCTAGTTGCGCTTGAATGTTCATTTTACTTTTTATTATTCGCTATTTCTAGAACCCTGTTTTTTAGGTCTAAAAAATTGCGTTTAAAAATCGAAAAAAGCCAAAAAAAATAGGATGCCCCTCTCCCGAAGGAGAAAGACACCCTAAAAATTTTTCATAAAATATTTACCAATCTAATTTGGTAATAACATAATCGCCCGCTTCTTCATCGAAGAATTTAAGGCTTTTATTTTCAACACCCATCTTATACACATTTAGGCTCAATTGAGAATCTAAAAGGCAATACTTTGCAACTTCTTCGTATCTACCTTCTCCCCACCATTTTACTGCGGTTAAACCATCACCGCTTTTTTGTTCACCCAAGTTACACTTAGCCAAATTATCTAACTGTACTCTTTTACCACTAGCCTTTGTCATAAGACGACTAGTATCAATACATCTTGTTTCTCTACTATCTAAATATTTTCTTGTGATAAAAATATCCATTGAATCTCTCAAAGCGGGCAAATCAAATGCTACAATATTGTGACCCAATAACTTACCACCCTTTTGAAAGTGGTCATCCAAATCATACTTCAATTGTCTTAGCGATTTCACCACCGCATTATCTACATTTACAGGTTCATCAATGTAGACCGTATTATTAATTCCATCCGTTGTAGTTACGCAGGAAATTTTCCACATATGGGTATTCTGCCAACCTCCAATATCAGCAGCAGTATTCGCTGTTTCTATATCAATCGCTAGTATATCATTCATTATATTCAACCACCATTCTCAAAACGTCGAGTATGTCTTGATGATTATAACCAGATAATACAAGTTTATTAACCTTTTCCGCTATTTCTGCATCAACACAATATAGGAACAGGTCAATGATTTGTTCCTTGTCTAACTCCGTTCTTAGATAATTAGAAAACTCTCTTGCTACTTCACTTCTCATTTTGCTTCCTCCTTACTTGGACTCTATTACCATTTATTCTTCTTTCATCAAAGAGATGTTCTACATTATCCCATTCTCGATAGAAAGTTGCTCTACCCTTTTGGGTCAATTTCATGTATGTATTTACCATTTGTGTTTTAGAAACCCACCCATCTTTTTTAGGGCAATTCTCAAATACCTTGATGATAATTGCTTCTCTTCCCTTTTCCTGTATTCGCTTGGGGTTCTTCTTTAATTTATTGCTAAACCATGTTGTGATTGAATCAAAACTTTTGTCTGTTAAAGACTTGGCCTGCATAACGTGTCGTCGCTCAATGATTGGATTCTTTTCAGCAATAGCGCAAATACCTGCGGCTATACTAACATTGTTCAAAGTATTCATCAAGAAGGTATTCAATGCTTCAAAGATGTGGTCTGAAAAACCATCCATGTATTTACGCATACTTTTCCAAACAACTTTGAGAGCCGCTTTAGCGTCACTTGACCAGATAACAACCTTTCGCTTATCTCCCGTCTTTTCATGTCGGTCTTTACACCACTTGTAAATATCATACATCATCGTTGCAAACTCTTCTGCAAATATATCAGAATCATCCGACGACTCATCAATAACTCCAACATTATCAATATAATCCTCTTCCATTTTCATCTTCAAAGATTCAGGAACTTCTCTAACATAAAGCCACATTCTTTGAAATACACCCTTTGTGAGAATTACCTTTTCTAAACCCTGAGGAGGTAGAGTAGTAGCCCAAAGACTTCTTTGACAATCTACAACTAAATCTCTTCCCCATTCAGTCAATCTTTTCTTAATCAAATGCGTATCAGAATCCAGTCTGTTCATAAACTTCTGAAACATCATTACTGTGTCCTGCTTATGTTGCGTTTCTTTGAAAATACCAGAGTGTTCAAACTCATCAAAGGCAATAATACCAGAACCAAATAATGCACCCGCAATTGGTATATCAATAAGTTCTGGTATGGGATTGCCTTCAAAGTCTACGTTATCAGCACCTCTAGCAAATTCAGGATTAGGTTGGTCAATCTTAATTGTTCCCAATAGGGCTTGGTCTGTAAATGCGTCAGGATTTGATAGAGTAAATTCATTTACGCCATTTAGCGGTCCTCTTGGTCTTTCTAATGTAAGAGGATGATTGTTAATCAATTTGAAAACTCTATCCCATACGGGGGATAAAAAGTCAAACATTGTTGTCTTACCACTTCTCGCTGTTTGAATCCAACAGAAATGAATCCTAGTATCAAGGGCTAACTTCCCAACAGGTATTCTTACATGGTCTTTAACCAATTGTCCAACCGTTGTATAGAAAGCCATTGTAGCCGCATAATCATTATGTAATGAAAATTGACCAACAACCTCAACCCATCTATTTACAACGGGTGGTAACTCGACCTTTTCCCTTATTTCTTTTATGGTATCACTTTGGGCCACCTTTTCCATAGCCTCATAAAGTTCCCATTCGTCTACGTCTAAATCTTCTGGCATTAATACTTCACCTCTTTTCTACTTCTTAGTGCATCTAATATATTTGATGCGGTAACTTTACCTATTCCATCTATAACCATAATGTCTTTTATATCTAGTCCTGCTATCTCATAAACAGAACCAAATTGTTCTAAAAGAGCCTTAGCCTTTTCTACGCTAATACCCGTTATGTTTGTCATTATATCTACTCTCACGTCATCACTTCTTGTTTTCTTTGGTAACATCTTTTGCAAATCAACATCTTTGTCTATGTTATATCTCATGGCAGTAATAATGTTAGCCGCTTCTTGAGATGATGTAACCCATATTGGCGTTGTGTTTGTATTCATGGCTATTGCTGAAAATGCGCCATAAACCATACGTTTTAACTTCTCACCCCATTGTTTTTGTTGGTAATAAGTCATATTCCTCACCGTATTCAAATACTCTATGGCTTGAGACACATGACCGTAAATAATTACATAACATTTCTCATAATTATCTTCCATGTTGCTTATCTGGTTAAAAATTCTCTTATTTCTAACAGAAGCGAGGAAATCAGACATGCTTTTGGCTTCAATTACTACATTTCCGAAGGTATAATCACCAACTTCAATGAATTTCTTCTCATATTTGATTCCCGCTAGATTACAACACCCAATTACGGACTCACTTAGCGAAGAATTTTCTCTAGAATCAATTATCACTTAATCACCACCTGAATATCGCCAACATTTACCCACACAATAGCCATTATTGATTAAAGTTTGACATGATGGGGCTAAATATCGCTTTTTTACAACGTAATCTACTGCTTTTCTCGTTTTTGGGGCATTATAATCAATCCAAACGTCTTCATTAGAGGCAATATCGCCAATTTCTTTACAAATTATGTCTACAATGTCCTCTAAAGCCTGTCCACCGACTTCATCTTGTCTACAATTAAGATTTTCTTTAAAAATAACCATATCTGTTAAGATTTCGTTATACCATTGGACTAAATAGTGTCTAACTTGATGTAAAGGGTTGTGAGTCATTACTGCCGATTTTAAACAAGGTAAAATTGGTAAAGTAGCGGGACTTTCAACACTTTTAATCTCAATTTCAGCAACTTCCATCTTTTTTACGTCAGGCCAATCAACTTTACGACTTCCATAAGTTACTTTAGGCATATGTCTTGGTTTTTTCGACAAATTTAGTATAATATCTAAATCAATTAAATCTTCACTTCTCAAGTTAATAGAAAACTTTCTAGCACCCATATGATATGTATTTTGTACTCTTCTTAGTCTAGTAGTATTAATTACTCTACTATCTAAAGTCTTTGACTTGTTAATCACATCATGACATATATTATAAAAGGCTTTTACTCTTCTTAAATCAAATGTTCTTACACCATAGACAAAAATATAGAAACCTCTACCACTAAAAGCCATAGTATGCACGTAATCTTCTTTTAAAAGCCATCTGTGTAACTTCTTCAAGTCTTCAAACGCCTGTTCTAATTCACCGTTATGTGCATCAATGTCCAAAAAGATACGGTCAATATTTACTGTATGTTCTAAACCTCTATTGTTAGAGAACTCGTCATAATCATACACAGACGTATAGACATTCATTTTACCATTATGGTCTAAAACAAACTGTCTAAATTTTTCTTTATTGACTACTATTCTTTTCGGTTGTATGGCATTATCAACAGGGCTTCCTGCCCATACTTCTCTAGGAAATCTCATATCAAATCCAACCATTTTCTTGTTTCTTCTTTATCTTGAATTGCTTCACATAAACTACATAACTCTTTATCTTCTTTAGTTACTGTCGCTTTGCACTTCTGGCACTTCATTCATACCCACCATCTTTGTGTCTTTTCTGATTTGTTTTCTTAGTTCTTCTTTACTAGAAACTTTAGATTCGTCGTCCGAAACAAACTCCTGCAATATTTCATCCATTTGATAATCGGCATAAGGAACTTGTTCTGAATCCCTATCCAAAACGATTACCGCATTTTCCAATTCCTTTACAACTTCACGTTTCATGTCCTGAATTATGGCTACTTGAAACTCTTCCATAATGGATTTTCTTTTACCTAGATAATCTACAACGAAACTAATGTCAAAACTAGCCTTTTCGATAATATGATACAGTATAGATTCAATCTTCATTACTTCGGAAAAGGTCCATTGACGGTTTAATATATGATTAATCAAATCAGACTTAGAACCAATCATATGTATTCACGCCCCCTGCTGCATCACAATGTTCATAATGACCACATTTCTCACACTTCTTATAAAAGAACTTATGAGGGAACTCTCTTTCAAAATAGGCTGCGGCTAATTTCTTTAGAGAGTTTAGAACAGAAGTCATTGACCTCGATTTTACTTCTTCAACATAGATATAATTAGAGGCGGGAAAAAACCATCCCCAACTTGTTATACCGTGTCTAGGATTGATACCTTGTTTTATCAACTCCTCTGCCTCACATTCCTCAAAAAGCAATTGATAAAAAGCCATTTCTTTTCTCATGTATGTTTTTTTACTATCTTTCCACGGGCCTGTCTTTAATTCAAGTGGCACATAACCATCACCATCAAAGAACATTCTATCAATTATTCCCTGCAAATGCACGTTAATAATCCCATGATTTTCTATTTCTAAAGGGTAAGTAGCATCAAGCATTACTTCATTAGCAATTGGTTTGTAAAACTCTAGCGTTCCTTCCTTAACTGAATCAATAAAACGTTCAGCCGACCATGCGCTCATCGCCCTATAAATTGCCACCGATATTTCATCTTCAGCATCAGGGTAATATTCTCTAAAGTGTTTTACTAATGCATTGGGGTCATCAATAAAACTCATAGCCTTTTCAATATTCATTTCATCCCAAAACCTTTCCTGAGCATCATGGACTCTTGTTCCTCTTAGCATAGCCTCACTTGTTTTTTGTTTTCTTTTACCTTCACCAAAAGGGTCATAGGAATAAACATATGACGCAGGACAAAAATTAAATGTTCCGATGGAAGATTTAGTAATCTTTAACGTTGGTCCGTCTTTTGCGGACGGATTCCATTGATAGGTAAAACCATTATTTATATCTCTCTCGCTCCATTCTTCTACATATTCTTTCAATTTGCTTCCTCCTTTAATGTATCAATTAGTTTTGACGCTTCGCCTCTAGTCATGTTTGTTGTTATTCGGCTCTTTCCTCCTAATTTCTTGATGTATTCTTCTTGTCTTATGGTCATCGCTCCATTAGGATTCTTTATAGTTTTAGCACCACCGCCATTTTGTTCAATGTGTTTTCTTCTTAAACTTGCAGTAGTTTCATCATGACAACTTCTACAAATTTCAATAACGTTGGTTCTAGAATGTATTAGATATTCTTTGTTTATCTCTCTACATCTATGTTGGCTAATAATGTGATGCCATTCTGTTCCACCTTCGGTTAAACAAATTGTGCATCTGCCAGCCTTTATCCACATTTCTCGTTCTTTCTTAACTTCCGCTAAGAATTCTTGCTCAATTTCTCCTACTTCGCCCTTTTTCTTTTGAATACGTTCATGTATATTCCTAAGGGTCTTTAAATATGTTCCTTCTTTCTTTCCCATTAAAACCACTCCGTTAGTGTTTTCTGATAAATGTCCTTTTTGATTAAACCAATGGACCATCCTAAACTCTCAAAAATTAGTTCTGATTTCTTTATTACTTCGGCTTGGGCAATAAATTGCCAATCTGGAGTGTATTTACCATCCACTTCATGAAAGTTTCTGAAAGCAATATAATTTGCTTCATTGGACTTCCCATTCCAAATATAATACTTTTCTCGCAGTTCCGCATTATTCATTTTAAAATAGAAATACGAATCACCATTTTCTATTCTCCCAATCTTTTGTTGATTGTAATAAATAATACCTGCAACGCCCCCAGCAATTGATTTGTAATCTTTTAACTTTTGACGCAATCTACTTCTTTTGCTTATATCTCTAAGACTAACATTACCTGTATATAATTGTTTATATGAATCATTACAGTATTTGATAATTTCTTCGCTATCGGAGAAGGACGATACCATTTCCAACAGCCTTCGCTGATATGTTTTAGCAAATTTAGTTTCGTTGCTTTTCTTCATTTCAAAACCCATGACAAAGAATTTATCCTCATCGAGATATTCTCCATCTTTCCATGATAACCAACCGCAGTAACGATTCTTCTTAGTAGATAAGAAAAACTTACTAGCGAATTTCTCAAATTCAAGTTCAACAGGTTCTCTAAAAACCTTCTTAATATATTCATTTAATTCTACTCGCAATAAATGGGCCTCCGCTACACCAGATACCTTTACAAAGATTGAATCTGTGTGTCCATAAATAACTTCATAACCCAACTCTTGAGCCTTAAATGCAGTTTCACGCATAGCCCTTCTCGCTGATGCGGTAATGGATTTAGCCATTTCCATATCGCCCCATCCATAATTATCCTTAGCAAGAATACCATAGAATGCATTAACGACACGCTTGGTAGCCATTTGTGCTGAATCCCACTTTCTATACTCTTCATCAGTTTTAGCCTCTTTACGCAACTTCTTATATTCATCACGCATAGCCATTAACTCTTTTACAGCCTTTGGCAGTAGACCATCCTTTTTACTACAATAGTGAATATCTGTTTCACCCTGCCAAAGCATTAGATTCTTTGGGGTCTGATACCATACAGGATAATCTCCCTCTTCGGGATTTCTTTTTTTAGTTTCCCATGATATATTCATTGATGCCATCATTGAAGGGTATAGCGATTTGAAATCGAATACGGCTACATTTTCATGCAAACCGAATGTGCCTTCAATCTTAGGATTCATAACGAAAGCCGCTTCAAAGTTTTCCTTTGTTCCTTTTATACCAGAAGGAGCAATCCAATCAGCAACACGCATAAAATATACACCCGCCATTTGCGAATTGTGGAACGTAGATTCAAACGGACATTTAATCAATCTTTGTAGTGCTAAACTGTTCTCACTAATGTTCATCTTTTCATCAATATCCACGCATAATTTTACGTCCTTTATTGCATACTCCAAATATACTTTAGTATCTTCTAGCCATGCACGTTCATAGAATTCAGAATCCTGAAACTTAGACGTGCTAACTTTTCCTTCATCTTCACCTAAAACCAACTTAGAACAGTCATCCAATTTCAGACTAGGTAATGTCCCCATTTGTGAATCAGTCCATAGTCGTTCAAATCTATCCATTAGGCAGAATGTAAGACGACCTCTAATTGGTTGTGCGCTATTGATATACTTGTCAATGTTAGAATGAATAGCATTCCCACGCTTATACACACCCTTAATATTTCTAAGAGGTGAAAGGCGAGTAGCATCTATTCCCATTTCAACCAACCTGTTGATAACTTTAGGAATATCATAACCTAAAACATACCAACCTAGAATCATATCAGGGTCATGTTCTTCCATTAGAGATACAAAATCTTCCATCATATCTTCTTCTGTTTTGTGAAAATGGTTCACAATATTTAAACCTTCAAAGTCTTTAATTTCTTCTGGAAACTGTTCTGGGAACCATGCAAATAAATGGTATGTTTCCGTGTAATTATCATACACAGATAATACTGTAATTGCATCATGATAAATACCCTGTTGTTGAACCTCAATATCGAAATACCATTTACGCAAATTGTATTCCTTTACCTCCTCAAGTTTGTCCACGCAATAAAGTCTTCTCATATCTACATCACCTTGATAGGTTCTGATTCCTCTATTCTCAAGACCTTTCTTGACATTGTATCTATTGTCGGGATGACCATAGAAAACTTTCTTTAGAGGATAACCTTCTAAAGAATGACCATCAGCAAAAGACATTGTTTGCAACTTGTAATAGTTATCTCCATATTTACCTTTGAATACCAATTGTCTTGGAACTTTTTCGTCAATTTTGACATAAAAGTATGGCTCAAATGGTTCTCTATCTACTACACGCTCATTGTTTTCATCTCGATAAATAAGTTGTATCTCAGTTCCCACATAATCAATTATCATTTCTGTCATCTCCTTCTCGCCATTCTCTATCAACCTTTACTCTAACAGTAAAGAGTTCTAAGTCATTGAATAGTTCTATGATAGCCCATTCAATATTATCCTTTACTGAATCTATAATATTAAGTTCAGTTGCTTTTTCAGGATTAGGGTCATAAATAACTTGATAGTTTTCATCATTAAGATTAGCCCTAATCGTTACTTCTATTCCTCGCTTCATTTATAATCACCCCCATTTCCGTCATGAGTGTTTCAAAATCTTCCATGAGTCTTTCTACATAAACAGCCGCATCCATCAATTCTTCTTGTAAATGGGTTAGCCAATCATGCAGGTTTAAATCCCCACGTTCCATTGTTACCCCGTATTTTCTTTTACCAACTTTTGCTCTTTCTCTTATCTTAGCACAAACTTGTTCTTCAAATCTACTCATTAGTATCTCACCTTAAACAATAATTCAATTCTTCTCGCAACGACAATCTCATTACATTCATTGCAACATCTTCCTTCTAAGTGAATAGGGCTAGGATTATTACCCCAACCCGTAAAATGTCCACCACACATTACACATTCATATTCCCGCATTAGATTCACCTATTATAGTAAAATGGTTTCTATCGTTCATTTTAAAAATTTCTATGGGGGCATTTCTAGAACGCACATATGCGGCAAAGTCTACAATCATACGGTGGTATCTATATCTCATGAAGTTCCCAACCTCTGAATTTTGTATATTATCCTTTTCTCTAACAATTTGTAAAAGTTGATTATAGAGAGCATTTTTAAATCCATCTTCTTTTAAACTTTGAAGGTTAAATGTATTACCCAATATATCTCTTCCCTGAGTTAAAACCAATTGTATAACTATGTCCATTACGGGTAGTTTCTTATTCAGTCTTTTATCTCCTGTTCTGTTTCTACTCATCAGATTCACCTCTCATATTTTTGTAAAAGTCCATATCGGCAATAGATTTCAAAATCATCTTAGAAATACAAGTAAAACATACTGCCAGACCCTCTGTGTGTAAAAAGCCAACTTGTCCACCCGAAGCACCACAAACTGCACACTTCATTCATCTTCCTCCAATTTATATTCTACACCATAAAGAAAGTCTGCCTTAATCAGTTCCTGTTGTATTGTCATTTGAGGAACAATTAATAACCCCCCAAGCCAATATAAAATTATGGCTAATAGGCTTAATACAATAATATATCCAATCATTCTTCTTCCTCCAATACCTCTTCCACATTCTCTAGCAATTGTCTAGCCAAACTTCTACTACCCATTGCATAGGCAATTTGAATGGGTTTACTATGCTCATATTTTCTGAGGAATGTAGCCTCATCCATATCGTTTAACATAGTGGCAATTACAGCATCTAAATTTTCAATTATCATTAGTATTTCTCTCATATCAATTCCTCAATCTTGGCGCACGAAGTACGGTAACTTTTCTATTAGCAAATACTGTCGGTCTTTCATCATCAAAAAGGATAACTAATTCATCATCATCTTTGATGATATTACTAATTGGTAAAGACAACTCAACAGTAGCATCACGGTTAGTAGAATCATCATAGGCTTGGATAATGGTCATAGCCCTTTGGTTGTTTTCAGATGACGAAATACTTAGATTGGGAAAACTCCAATCAAGTTTGTAAATTGAATTACCAACACGTTCAGCCAGATTAACTGCCTTAACTACATTATCAGACCGTAGATTTACAACAGTCTTCAACTTCAATGTATCTGTAACGGCTATACCATCTTCATCCCCATTTGCCAGAATAGTCCTGTTATCCAAATCTCTAAGTCTAGCACCTAACTTTTCTACAACACTAATGTTGTTATGAGTATTTGCAGGTGGAATAGTAATAATACTACCGTCACATCTTACTTCTAGATTTTTACCAAACCGCAATTCCATATTCTCAGACTTGACAACATATTTCAACAGAATGTCTGTATCAATAATAAATGTACCTTTACCTTCATGGCTAACTACATCTGCTCTATAACAAACATATGTAAATTCGTTAGCGTTTTGAAAATACACGTCATCATCAATTTTAATAACAACATTGGAAGATAAAGAACCCGTCTTATTAGTTCTCCCATCATTGTATTTACCTCTTAGTGTGCAAATCTTAATTGCTTTTTCTAATTCGTTTCCTTCTATCACTATCATTTTTTTCACCTTCTCTACATATCATAACAGCACCCCTTAAATTAAACAGACAGAGAATCAAAGATTATTTTCTTTGATTGCCTCCAATCCGTTCCATGTAACCTCTCCTTTATTGTTCTCAAACAATAGGAAAGATTGACCTTCATTTTCTGCATTCGTTTTAGACTTCAAAACTTTAGCAAAAAGTTTTGTAACTCCAGCACGTTCTTCTCGATAAGTGTGAATGTGTTGGTACAACTTTGCAGTAGTTGATTTTTCCCAATCTGGCTTTTGTCCTACAATCTCAAAACCATCATGCATATCTTTCATATGTGTAATGAAGAACTTGTGACAATTTAATTGACATGCTGCTTTAAACAAACGCTGATATTCCTGCGTTCTAGCAAACCATTGTGTAGGAACCATCTTAACTTTATCAGCCAATCGAGGGTCATTACCCTTAATGTGATTAAGTCGAGCAATCATGTTTGTAGTATCAAGCCATGTATCTAGCCCGTCAAATACAATTGCCTTAACTGCCTGAACTTCAATCTCTTCATCACCAAAGATAATCTTCTTTTCCTCAATGGCTTCTTTTACCATACCCATAAAGAAACGTGCCATATCAGCAGTAGCCATATAATCCACTGTCATATCTTCTTTGTAAACATGAGGGTTATAGATAAACACTTTATCATCACTTGACCAATGTTGTCGCCAAGTAGGTTCAGCACCTTCGTCAAAATCTAGAATAAATACCCAATGAGTATCTCTTTCTTCTTCTGTTCGACAATCAATTGATAACCCTGTTTTACCTGTTCCTGGGTCTCCACTAATACCGCATAATAGATAACCAGATTGTTGCTCAATTAGTTTCTTTCTTTGCATAAAGGCTTCACGCTTTGCATTAATAAATGCGGTTTTAGCGTCTTCCTTTACGGCTTTTTCGTTCAGTCTGCTGGCTCGTCCTTGTTTTCCAATTCCCATTTTATTCATCTCCTTCAAAGTAATGTTCTAGTTGTTTTAGTTGGTTCTCATGAACCATACGAGAGAACATCTTCCCGCTTTTCATATGAAATCTTACATTGTAATTATCCACATGTTCATCATTTTCTTTCCACTCTATACTTTCCACTTCGGTCATATCGAGTAATATTTCGTTTAACTTTACAATCATTTTTCTTTCTCCTTTGGTATAGGCTTCGCACCCACACGAATGTCATTCAACCGCCACATTTACACGGCTACTGCGTCTTTTAACTGTCATAAATTGCAGTAAAGACTTACAGTATGAGTCTAAAGTTCATCCAACCTCTCAGAAAGTAGCAAAAGTGCTGATGCCCAAAGACCGACAAAGATACCTAAGTCATGGTCATGTAGAGCATAAATAGCAATACTACCAACAATCGAAACTAGACTACTTACCAAACCAATCTTTCTGTAATTCATTCAAATCACCAAAAGGTTAGGTCTTCCCCTGCTTCTTCAACTTCTTCAACTGCACCCATTGATGTTCTTACATAAACACCGTATAGGTTAATTGAAACAGGATTGTATTCACCATCAATTGGCATTCCGTCATCATCCTTCTTTTGAGTCTGATTTGTTCGACCAACAACGATAACGTCAGAACCTGCTCCAAAGTCAATATTCACATTAGATGGAATCCAAACAGGAGTTGAATCAGGAATATCATCATCATCAAATCCATAAGATGCATCTAGTGGTTCAATCCACATTACACGGTTGCCCGTCTTTTCATTAACTGTGAGGTTTTGACTTGTAACAATACCATCAGTAACAATCAAACGTGTTCCCTGTTTTTGACTAATCATTTCATGGAATGAATCTAATTCCATCAAATCACCCAAATATTCAGCCATACATTCAACCAATAATGTTTCAACATCTTGACCCGAAGTATCTACATAACGTGGGTCTTCTTCATCAAGATTACCCAAAGCGGTTAGGCTTTGTAGTGTCTTGTTTTGAATACCATAAATAGCATTACGCTCGTCGTTAAAGATACCATATAGGGTAAGCCATTCAAATGTATTAGCCTTGAAATTCTTAGCCGCATCATTCTTCAATTGCAAAGTCCACAATTGGTAATCTTCTCCTTCCTTAGCACCAACAAAATGCGCTCTCAATTGGAACTGTTCTTTAGGAAGAGGACGACCATAATTTTTATTCTTATCACCACTAGCCCAAGCCTTTACAGCATCAACAGGAACAATCCATGTATTTTCGCCAACTTCAATAGCGGCATCTGGCAATCCACCAATAGTCTTTGTTTGCCATTCTCCGTTCAATACTTGAGTCTTGACATAAGCATCATCTTCAAGAACAACCTCAGCGACAATTTCATCATTTAGGGCTTGAGAAGAATCTGAGCGATATTTACTCAATACATTCTTACGTCGCCATTCCATAATATCCCGTGTCGGTTCAATTGCAACAAAGAAGCCATGACCATGATTACCATAGCCTGTTGATGTGGAGGAACGGTTTGAGGACAATACCCCACGCACATGGTTTCTAACCAAAGTTAGAGCAACCAATTGTTGTCGTTCTTCACTAACATCAATACCATTTGCTGATGCAATTTCGTTATACTTGTTCACCATTTCGTTTTCTTCGATTTGTAGTCTGTTTGCAAGACCCTTCAATTCTTTTTCTACTCTTTCAATCATTTTTTTTCACCTTTTTTTTGTTTTTTTTGTTCATTGTTTTATATTTGCCACGAACCATGCCACCAAAACTTTTGGAGTTACACTTCTGCTTCTCCATTCTGTTTCTCCTACTAGGGCTACTACCTTAAACTTAGTGCTAGGTGGTAAATCCATATCTAATACAGATTGTAGGAGTTTATTGCATATATCCTTTACAGAATGTCCTGCCGTTACAAGACGGTTTAAGAAATCCAAAGATTCCCCATGCTTGTCATCTAAAGCATTCTGAATACATAATTTGTAAGGGACGATGTTTTCTCGATGCAAATTCTTTGGTGTTTTGCCAGAATAAATACACGCTTGTAATTCATTAATTGCTCGTCGCATATCGCCTCCAGAAATCTCCACCAAAGTTTCAACATCTTCCAACGCCATCATCACATCATTTTTCTTCGCTATTTCTAACAGCATATCTTCAACGATATAACTGTTAATTGGCTCGAAGAAATAGTTTGCACAGCGACTTCTCAAAGCCTCGTCCACTCCATAAACATCGTTGCAGGTAATAATAAATCGGACATTGGTTGCCCGTTCCATTGTTCTCTTCAACGCTCTTTGTGAATCTCTTGTCATGCCTTCAATTTCGTCCAACAAAACAATCTTGATTTTGTTATCAGAAACTGAACCATAATTAACAAAGTTTGTAATCGTTTGTCTAACTGTTTCTAGTTTCCTATCTTGACTAGCGTTAATCTCCAAGAAATCAGCATTTTTGTCATCGCCTAAAAATTCATTACCGATAACATGACTCGCTGTTGTCTTTCCTGTTCCAGGTCTTCCCGCCAATAATAGGTTAGGGAAGTCACCTTTCTTTTTCCATGTACGGGCATCTTCAGTAAATTTAGTCTGCCCTACAATCTCTTCAATCCTTTTTGGTCTGTATTTTTCTGTCCAATTCATATTTTTTCCTCTCCTTTCTTATCCATTTTATTTCTTCTATTGTTCTCACTATTGTTTTTCCTACGACTTTAAATATATAATCATAAATAAAGTAAAAGGGTAAGAGAAATAAACAAAAACCAATTTTCCACATAACGGGTTCAAATGCTAAACTTTCACTACTAAGCATCTCCACTGCATACTTCCAATTCATTTTCTTCATCTCCTTCTAATACCCCTTTTCCTTCACAAGCGGGGCAACTCATTTCGATAGCCATTCC